ATCACTAGACCCCGGCACCTCTACGCCCAAGTCTTGGTCTCCACTGTCGGCAACAATTGAATCCGGCTTTTTTAATACGTCATTTACCGTCGATTTAAGAGTATCAGTTAAGCCTTGTGTTACGGTATTAACAAGGGTAGAGGTGAGGATTTTTTCTGCATCGGCCCCTGCGGCAATTCTCCCTGCCGCGCTACCCAACGTGCCGCCAATCTGACTTGCGCCGCCAAGCCCCCGCTCTTGCGCCAGCAAGGATTGGGTCTGCTCACTGAATGCGTCTGTGCCGTATTTGGCTGCTATGCCAAGCTCTTGTCCGGCTGCGCTTCCAGCGCCTACAAGTGCGCCAGTAAGGGCCGCTTGGCCTACATCGCCGCCCGAAAATCCTGCGCTTAAAGCTGATGTTGCTGAAGAGGTAACTGCATTGGTTACAACATTTTTGAAGGCAGAATCTGCCATCGCATCAGCAACCGCAGAACCAATTGTTGATGAAACAGCAGGAGCAACACCGGCTGAAATTGCACCTTTAACTGCTCCATCTACAAAATCACCGCCTGATAATTCAGACATTGTTCCACTGACAATTGCGCTACCAATAACAGACGCCGCAACTCCAGAAGCTCCCAAAGCCGTGCCTATTGCAGTGCCAATGCCCGGCGCAAACAAAGAAAGACCAATTGATACCAGCGGAACAATATCCGACATGCTGCTGGTGTCGCCACCAAACTGGGTGTAGAAATAAGGAGTGCCATCAGGTGCAAACTCAACGCCAAAATTGGTGCGGCCATGACCGCTATACGTACCCTGCCATACGTTCCCGCCTATTGCGTTGTAGTTTTGAAAGATTTCTTGACCCGTCTTTTTGTTACCCCAAGCTTCTCTTTCTGTTTCAATATCAGTAAGAAGCTGTTTACCATAGCCCGTGGATGTATCCGCATCCCAAAATTCATTTATAGACCGAACTTTTGACGGGTCTACGTAAGTTCTTCCATTTTCAGAGTTGTAAAAATACTTTCCGGTGGGTATCCATTCATCATTACCGTTGTAGGTATATTCGGGCTGTACATGAACAGGAGTTGATTCTTTTACTTTTATTTTCCCAAAGTCTTTGATGTCATCAATACCAGCACCGGCAAGAAGATCAACCATTACATTAAGGTTTGCATCTGGCCCACCAAAACCCTCCCCAGTCCATCTACTTTGGGTTTTTTGTCCTTTGATGTCGTTGTACAGGTTTGTTCTTCTAACAAGTGCGTCATGATTAGCCGCCTCTTGTTCTGACAAAAAAGTTGTGTTTGGAGAAAGAGTACTTATCCATTTTTCCGGATAAGGTTTGCCATACAACCATTCGTACCTCTCAAGTTGTTCTTGAGACATTTTTGGGTCATACTTCTGTACAGCCATATCAATTCCTTACCGGCTAATTTCTTCCCAGTCCACAGACCCGAGAACTTGATCTCCGTTGGATGCGGATGTGCAGGCAAGGGTCAGTTCATATGGGGTGGCGGTAAAGGGTTGGCGTTCAAGCTGGTTTGAAAAAAGAGCTTCTTTAAGGACATCAACGCTACTTGCGCCTTGGTTTGAGCCTTGGAAAAATCCTGTAGCCAGAATGCGCCCTCCGGTGCTTGAGAACGAAGTGCCGGTGATGTTGTATTCGACCGCCGAATTTGTCCCGGCGCTTACCCAAGCGCCGCCCGTTGTCGTGCCTTGCATAACCACTTCCCATTTGTAATTGGCGTTGTTCGTTACGCCAAGAATGGAAATGGCCGTCAGAATCACAATGGCATCAAGCCTTGTTTCCTTTAAACGTATGGAGACAACTGGGTAAAAAGAACCCGCTGTGGTCAGTGTGCTTGGCGCAGTGATTGCTGTCCCGGCAGACAACTGTGATCCACGTAGCTCATAGCCACCTTCTGAAATCACCGTTGAACACACCTGTTTGAGGGTGCTGGCACTGGCTGTAGCTGCCATGTTGGTCATCTCATACCGTAGAGGCAGTGAGGCTGTGGTGATGTACGTTGTGGTGATCAGATTGGCATGGTTGAAGTTATGCACCGGAACAAACTGCCCGTCGATGATGAACCCGGTACGCACCGTGCCCAGCCCAAGCCACTCTACATCCATGTACAGGATCTGCGCTTTGGAGGAATCAAGCACCAGACCGGACGGGCCTGAACCATTGAGCTTGTCTATGTTCCAGTTGGCCTGCGCCACACGGGTGTTGGTAACGACTCCGGTAACGCTGCTGCGCTCAACCATGTAGTTGGTATTGTCCTCACGCTCAAAGTAAATACCGTTGGCAGCACCGTAGTACCCAGCCCGTTGCCGCAAGCCGGTTTTTGCAGTTCCAAAGATGAATGTGTTCATGACCAGCAAGCTTTTACCCGGCTGGTAGGAAAACACTTTGATGGTTTCTCTGATAATTTGATCGCCGCTGGCTGTGCCAACGGTCAAGTCAACCAAGCCCTCATTGGCGTTAAACGTGGCTGCGGCAGTGCCCGTGATGCTATTCGCCCACAGGTTGTTATCAGAATAGCGGTGAGAAGAATCAAACAGCGTTACAGGATTGCTGACTCGCAACCTTCCAAAGGCATCAGTATTGGTGCCATTGATTGCCACGTAAAACGGGTCTGTCTGTGTCCCAAAGGTTTCGTTTGCCACAAGCTGCCCCAATACGTTGTTGATCCTGTTGAAGTACAGACGCAGGACGTTGTTTAACTGTTCGCCATAGATTGAGTCATACTCCCGTGGAGGAGTGGGCAGGCTTGGTGCTGCAATCCGATTGATTTGAAATTCGGAGGTAACAAGCATTATGTTGTGCCCCAATGTAAACGCTCAAGTTCTTTGCGGGATGCGGCTGCTTCTTCCACGGTGTTGCACAACTTTGAGTAGTAGGACTTTTTGCCGACCGTTATCTTTGCCATAAATCTTTTGCCAACCGCCGACACACCAATGTACCCAGTTGTACTGTTGGCACGCAAGCGAGTATTTCTGTTTTGCGTCTGAACACCAGCCCATCGGCAGTTGCTGGATTCGTAGTTGCCATAAACATTGATGCGATCAAGCGTTTCGTCGCCTTCTGGCTCTCCCATATCAGCAACAAACTTGGCGTAGTCCATCCATTTCTCGCAAACCTTCACGCCGCGCCCACCATAGCGCGGATAGTCTTTGTCTGTAGGAACTGTGCAGCGTCTAATCATTGCTCGCCAAGTGTTGTAAGAACCTTTTCCCGTACCACCATGTTTAAGATTGGGAACAACACACCCGCATGAAGTTGTGTTGCCTGTAACCAAACTGCCAGAAACCACCACCGTTTCATTTCCGCATTCGCAGCGGCAGCGCCACAATACCTTCTTTAGTTTGTCGCGCCCAGCTTGCTCAAGTACGGTTAATTTTCCAAACACCTGCCCCGTTCTGTCTATGAGTTTCATAAAGGCTCCTTTTGTGAGCCTTCATTGTATCACCATATGTTCGGATGGGAAGTCATCTCCTCCCATCAGGACGGATGTCGATTCGCGGTGATCCAAGCTGCCACTGAACATCAAGATCAGTTGACCTCACCTCCATGACCAACTGCCGGCCACGCACACGGGTATTGATCTGCCCTGTAAACGCCTCGATTGGTAGAACTGCTGTCCTTACCACTGGTGAATTACTTACGCCGCCAACAGATTCTGGATCGTTGTATCCAGAGCCTGAATTTTGCATCGGTTTGAGGGTCATGACAACAGAAGGATTGCTTGTCGTAGATCCCCGGAAGGTGATGTCAGGCAGAACCCGCCAGACAAATCCAACCTTGTAGCCATCATCAATGTCAAACTCAGCCGATGAGATGTAGGACTCAATTGGTTGTGGCGTGGACAAGGTGTTGTCGTTTACACCAACCTCATGGTTTACAAGATTGTTGCTGTACGTTGCGCCAATCGGGGTTATCAACAAGCCACTATCGAGCCAAGCTGACCGGCCAAGGAATCCGTAGTACCACACCTTTTCAAGGTAGTTGTACACCACATACACGTTGTTTACGGTTGAGCCTTCAGAAGGGTAAAACCACCATACTTCATTAAAGCCCTCATTTGTTCCGCAAAATACCTGCTCTGACTGCGTTTGATCAACTTTGGTGGCGTTATCAGTGAAGACAAACTGCCTGAGATCGCATGGCAGGGTTTGTGTTCGACCGTCGTAGGCGTAGAACTTGTCCACGCCCATCCAGAACGCTATGCCGCCGGCATACGTTGCAGCATTTGGGCCGATGATGGACAGGTTGTCTCCAAGAAGCTGAGAACCCCAGATGATTGGGGTGTTGAGGTACTGAAGG